CATCCAGTCAATGAAACCAGCACCATACCAGGAATACTGGAATCCGATCATCTGCATCTTATTGATTTCAATATTATATCCAGACTCTCCAGTGCCATCACACTTATCGATGTTCCATTCAGATTGAGGAATAATGATATCTCTAGTTAAAGCTGCTTTAGTATTTACTGCGTTATTAACACCTCTATAGTCTGGATTGATTGATAGAGATGTTTGACTATCTACATGTGTTACAACATGAGACATACCGCGAATGACAATTCTGTCACCCACCTTCAACTGATCTCTGAATCTAGTATTAGTTCCAGTAACAGCGTTTGAATCGCTGTTAACAGAAATTGTTCCTGTCAACTGGAAAGTGGAAGATCTCAAACCAACGGAGAAGTTGGTTCCATCATATTGGAAGAAGATGCCATTTTGATCATCAAAAGAACCAGATCTTACAGTAGCACCTTTCCATTTGTATAGAGCTACTTGTGGTTGATTGCCAAATTCTGGAGCAACATCCGCCAAAGTCTCTACAGCATTTACTGTAAAAGTATTTTCATCAATGATTGATGTTACAACGTAATGATTATTATAACCTGCGGTTGTAATTCCTGTAATCTGAACTTCAGCACCAACTTGTAAGCTGTGATCTACATCATCTGTTGTAATAGTGATAGTTGAACCAATAGAAGATCCACTAGCAACTACATTTCTCAAGTCATAAGAAGGTGCAAACAGAGCACCAGTGGTATACATGATACCTTTACCAGACTGGTATCTGATGTACTTCTTGGATTGACGAATAGCTTGTGCGCCATGAGCAGGAGAACCTGTTCCTAACTGAACACCGCCGTCAAATGGTCTGTGAGTATAGAAACAATCTGTTCTTGCATAAATTTCTCCAGTTAATCCAGTGGCAACGGAACCAGCAGCTCTAGCTGTATATCTAATTTTAGTTGATGAAGGAACTGATGTGACCAAATACGGTCCAGCAGCTAAATCGTGATTGCTTCCGCTACTAGCAATAGAAGCAAGAATATTACTTCCAGGAAGAAGTCCGTGGTTGTCAGTAAAGGTTACTTCAATTTCTGCAAGAGAAGTAAATGTATAAGACGTACCAGAAGCAACAGCAGAATTTAAGTTGTTGGAGATAGACACGGTTGGTCTAAAGTCAATAACATCTCCACTATTAGGAGATCCAGATACACCAACTACTAAAATTTCTCCATCAGCATTAACGTCCTGAACTTGAACATTCATGTCGTTTGCTGGTGAAGCTCCCCCAAGATTTTGTCCAGAAACAATAAACGTATATCCAACCTTATATCCACTGCCAGCGGATGAAATAGTTGCGTTGTATGAATTAGTTCCAGAATCAATACTAGCAATCACCGCAGCTCCGTTTGCCAATTGCTGTGGTTGTTGTCCAGCAAAAAATTCGTTACCAGTAGAAGCTGTTCCTGTGAACCCAAATGTTAGAATTTCTCCATTAGCACCAACTGTATTAATAGTGATAGTAATATCATTAGTTGGTGATACACCTCCCAGTTGAGCACCTTCTAAAGTGATGGTATCGTTTTGAGCATATCCATCTCCAGGATTTGTTAAGGTTACTGCATATGATGGAGTAGTAGATGAAGAAGCCGCTGCTCTTACATTTACAAGAGTGAACGCCTGGGTGTCGGCGCTTCCTCCACCAGATTCGGTTGTATCAATGCTAATAGTAAAAGCTTGTCCAGCAGTCTGACCTTCAATGTAAATTCTTCCAGCAGAATCCCCAATGTATGCATAAGCATCAATATTTCCATTATTGTAAACTTGGTTGACAGCATTGATAACACCGTTCCTTACAGCAGCAATAGTGTCTCCAGCTAGTGCTGTATAATCTGCATTGATGCCATCAATAGTAACTCTGAAGAGATCACCAGCTTCAATAAAACCTGTGATGATAAGTTCTTCTAACTGCGATACTGCTGTACCTGAACCAGTTCTATCAACTTGGAAAGTAGAATTTGTTCCTGTTCCAGAAGTTGTGAAAGGTTGGACATTACTATAAACAGCACTTGATGAAATAGCATCGCCAAGTACGTTAAAAGTTAAAACTTCACCATTACCACCTACAGTAAGAATATTTACTGTCATGTCATTTGCTGGAGATTCTCCACCCAAATCACTACCAAAAATAGTTAGAGATTCGTTTGCACTATAACCAGTTCCTACATTACTGTTAGTTGTAGATCCAGTACCAGAAGCAGTGAACGTTGCAATTTCTCCTCCAGTTCCTACAGTATTAATAGTAATCAAGAGATCATTAGCAGGAGAAGCACCACCTAAATCTGTTCCTAAAATTGTAATGGTTTCTCCGCCTAGATAAAAACTACCAGGAGAAACATTAGTAACTGTGTAAACTTGAGTGTTTACATTTCTACTGACACTAAATTTTGCTCCAGTACCAGATCCAGAATATACAAAAAGGTTTTCTTCTACATCAATTACAACATTCGGAGAGATGGTTGCTGTGTAAAAACCATCCTGTCTGTCAACATCAACCTTTAATGATTGTCCCAGATTAAAATTAGAAAACCCAGTTGCTTGTTGCGGATTTGTATTCAGATTATTACCTGATTTAACAGCTCCAAACGAATCAGACAGAGTGACTACATCTCCAGTAATATCAGTAACAAAAACGTTTGTACCTGTACCATCATCTAAAGCATGACCTATAGTAATTCCTGTAACGTCAGATAACTCAATTTGTGTATCTCCGATAGCAACATCATTCTTTAAACTTCTCTGTAAGGTAGTTTCTACAATAGCAGTTACCTGGGATCCAGATGGAATACCACTGCCAGTAAACGTAGATCCAATAGGTGGCAAAGATGAAGCACCGCTAGCCAAACCTAATAAAGGTTGACCAGTTGGTGTAATAGAAGAAGTTGAGAATGTTCCAGATCCACCTTGCAATGCAACGTTGAATGTTGGATTGCTTCCAATAGCAGCACCTGTGTAAAATCCAGATTTCTTGAGAACAGTGAAATTAGTGAATAGAGAAGTATTTAAAGTTGTACCTACTTTACCCTTTGCAAAAAATTCAAATGTGTCTGTGGCGGGAACACCACTAATAACAAATGATCCCTCTGCTTTACCATATCCAATGACACTATCGTCTACACCTCTCAATGAAATTGGTTGACCTACATCAAATCCATGCTCAAGAGCAGTGACTACTGTAATTTTAGAAGGTCCAATTCCAGCAGTACCTGTTGATGCGTCTGTAACAATAGAAGAGACAGCGACATCAGATCCAGGAACTTCGTAAAGGGAAGGATATCCACGGAACAAATCTAGAGATTGCCACTTGGTTGGTTGGATTCCATACTCAAAGTCAGCGTCAAGCATCGATTGAGCTTTAGCAACACGCATACGCTCGATGGCATCAGTGCCAAAGTCATATGGTCTTGTCCTTGTAATCTGACTCTCTACAAAAACTTGAATGTCATCAGTTGAACTATACTGTGACGTGTTATACAAGAACGTGACGACTGTCACACCATCAGCTTTATGGTGTGCATATGGAAAATCCGAGTCTGGTGATGACTCGGAAACAGTCACGAAAGAGACTGCGTATGGTTTTGTGGAGTCCGAGAAGTTAAGTAAAACCTCGCCCCCAGCGGTGATATTTGTTACCAGAAGAAAATCTTCCGACGCATATTTACCGACCAGCTTTAGAGTTCCTACCCCAGCACTGCCTGGATTGAATGCGTATTCTTTAATCTGTTTTTTAGACATCTAAAACTCCAGTGATTCTTATGAGAGAGCGATAGCGTAGGCAATAGCGGTAGAATCCGTATACGATTTTGTTGCAGCGTCACTCGCCGCAACTGGATTTGCCATATTTATTACTTTATTATTTAGAAGATCTAAATCGCCGTCGATAGAGAGATCAAAGTCAAAAGTTCCCGCTGTGAGTGATCCTGCAATGTTTACATTTCCTGTGGCTGGGTCAACTGTAAATACATCATTTACATTTAAGGTTCCACCCATTGTGAGACCAGCAGAAAGACTGATTGCTCCTGCATCAAGAGTTCCATTTGTTGGATCTAATGTATATTTTAGTTCTCCTGTAGATGTATTGTATCCCAGAATTTGACCACCATTGATAGTAAGACTATCTGAAAATGTACTAGGTCCAGAGAATGTAGAAGTTCCTCCTACGGACAAGTTGCCAGGTAGACTTAAACTAGTTTGAGCAGCAACCTCAAAGTTAAATGTACCAAGAGCAATGAAGCTCAATTCACCATAGTCAGTTCTTACTACAAGACTTTGGTTTTCGGAAAGGCGTAGTGTCTTTCTGATATAGGATTGACCTCCTTGGACTCTTACGTTATAATCGTAGTATCCTCCAGGAGAAATGTTACCTCCAACATCAGTAACACCCACTCGTAATCTAGCAGTTTGACTGCCCTGATTAACAGCGTATAAAATAATAGTTGCTTCGTCGCCAGCACCAGTGCTATACAAAACATGGTTTTGTTTTGTAAGTGCTCCCATGTGTTGATGGGCTAGTAAACCAGAACCAGTTGTTGGTAGTGGTGACGTGATACCCTCTAGAACAAAGTTTGTATCTGGACGATCTGCCCACACAAAAACTTTCTGACCATCAGCAATAAACAGAGAATCGCTGTGGAAAGTCTCGCCTTCATCTACAAAACAATTGTAGTAGATATATTCATTCTTTAGAGAAGATGGGGTGTCGGATGTTGCTGATGAACCGACCGCAATTCTAATTTTTGTTGGGTATGGATTCTTATGACTAACAATTACTCTTGCTTCTGTTAATTCACCAGAGTTGGCAGTGAACAGCAAGAAGTTTGTTTTAGTAGCACTAGGAATCACATTCGCCAAATAACCAAACGTTGGGTGTGAAGACATGTCCTTTCCTTCTGCAGGATAAATATAGTTTCGTGTTATTCTTATTTATACTTGCCATGAAAATGATCACAGGATTCGGTGGATTTATCGGATCTCACTATGCTAGAAGACATCCTGAATACATTGGTCTTGAGCATTTTAACGCCGCTGCGATAATTGATAACTTCAACAAATGGGAAGAAGTCGATGAAATTATTCATCTAGGTGCTATTTCATCTACTACTGAAACAAATCTGAACAAGCTTCATCACTTCAATGTTCATCTAACATTACTCCTATTCCACAAAGCAATCGAGTATCAAATTCCAGTCAAGTATGCTTCATCCGCATCTGTCTATGGAAATAGTACAGATGGATCAATGAATCCTTTAAATTACTATGCCCTAACAAAAACTCAAATTGATTACTGGGTACAAGACAATATCGATAAATTTAAATCTATCCAAGGATTTAGATTCTTCAATGTATATGGTCAAGGCGAAGAGCACAAGGGGAACCAACAGAGTCCTGTAAGTAAGTTTGTGCAACAGGCTAAAGAAGACGGAGTTATTAAAATCTTTGAAGGTTCTGACAAAATGATGAGAGATTTTGTATGGGTGGATGATGTGATCGATGTCATGGAAGACAACGAAGCACCATCAGGAATCTATGACATTGGATCTGGACATACAATCTCATTCAGAGAAGTAGCCGAAACCATTGCAAAAAAATACGGGGCGGAGATCCAAGAGATCCCCTTCCCCGAACATTTAAAAGGTAAGTATCAATACGAAACCAGATCCGTAGGACACTGGGTTGGTAAGAACTTTATGACTGTAGACGATTATATCAATCGCCTTTACAAACTCGATACGAATCAGACTCAAAATGAGTCGTAGAGAACTCATATAATTCAGAATCTTCCAAGGCAACCATCTGATGCCTCATACCCCTGGGAATCTCGAAAGGGATCCCAGGGGTTAATATTGTGCGGTCAGCTGTATAAAAATCATCATCGAAACCATAGTACAGATAGATTTTACCTGAATGTAGATAGAAAGTTTCGTGCTTCTTTTTATGATAGTGCCAAGAGCACTTCTTGCCTGCCTCAAAGAAGAGGAGTTTTCCACAATACTTTTCGTTGTTAACAATCCACTTCTCGTAACCCCAACCTTTGGGTACGTGTTTAACTAAAGAATCCGACATCATTAATTCCTTTGTCGTCAATGTATATATCGCCAGCGGGTTTTCCGAGAATCAACTCATGATACTTACATCCCCACTTCCTTAACTGTTCTGATGTCATAACATAGAACTCGGTGAATGCCATGCTAGCATTGCCTTGATGCCTTCCCATACCTCTTGCTGTGAAGTATTTGATGTAGTGACCCTTATCATATAGATCATTGATCATATTGATCCTATGCATCATAGGGACACTCATCTCATATCCTTTTCTTTTGTCCTTGACACAGATAGTGCCATCAATATCAATTACATAAATCATTCACATCATCCTGTGTAAGTACATAAGTTCCTGGGTTTGATACCGCTACTGCGGCTGCTCTGTTGGCAAAAGGAATAGCAGACTCCATGACGCCAGTGTTTAGGTAATGGAATACTAGAGCAGATAAGAATGTATCACCAGCACCTGCTACGTCAAAGACTGGCACTTTAGTTCCAGGATACAATCTACCTTTGAAGGTAGCACCTTCAGATCCTTTTGTAGTAATCAAGAAAGGATATTCTCCTTCCAATTTCTGTGCTTCGCCATCATTTAGTTTGATGAAACACTGTCTTGGTAGATTAGTCTTTTTACTATCAATGAAGACAGGTCTCTTAAACCAGTCGCATAGTTCAAAGATCTTTTCTTCCGACAACAATCCTTTATTGTAGTCAGAGATGACCATTGCATCGAAGTCTTCTTTTGGCATCTCCCATTCAAATGGTTTTACCTCATCAAGCTCATCTAATCTCATGATCTGCTGATTAGATTTCTCGTCAACAAATCTTGTCTTGATTGGCATCTCTTCATTGGTCATGATGTAGACCTCAATACCGAACGCCATGAGGTTCTCTCTGACGTTCCATGCCATGCCTCTGGTCTCTTCTACCCTAGTCTTCTCAAGGACTGGTACAGGACCTTCTGGACTCAATCTAGAGCACTTTCCATACACATATCGATCGATACATGAATCACCGATAAGCAATACCTTTAACTGTTTGGGTTGTGGAGTAATCTCCGAGTCTATCAAAAAACCGAACTGATTTGGCATACTGTGAACCTACTACTTCTTTTCCTTTCCAGTCAGAACCTACCACCATTATATCAGGTGAGATGGATTCAAGCAAATCCTCCAGTTCCTCCTTGGTATCAAACACATGCACAACGTCAACATGTCTGATGGCCTTGAGCATCACCGACCTATCATATTGCGAAAAAATAGGTCTCTCGGGACCCTTCATCTCCGCCACCTTCCTATCGGAATCAATAGCAACGATAAGGTAATCTCCAAGAGACCTAGCATATTTCAGAAGTTCAATGTGCCCTGGATGAAGCACATCAAAACATCCGTTAACAAAAGAGATTTTCATTTATTTGGCACATGAATTAGTTTCATAATATCTGGTAAATACAAATATTCAATCTCACTATTCTCAAGAGTCTTAAGAGCATCTTGCATAGTTTCTACAATAGTATCACCAGCAAGATTAAAAGACGTATTCAAAACAATGGGAGTTCCTGTAATTTTATAGAACTCCGAAATAAGATCATAGTAGTTCTTATTTTGTTTTTCTGATACTGTTTGAATTCTACAAGTGCCATTGACGTGAGTGATGGATGGAATAAGTTCTTTTTTCTCATCCCAAACATCAATGGCATAAGTCATATGAGGACTTTCTTCTAGTTTATCCATATCAAACCATTCTCTTGCATGTTCTAACATTACAGTGCCAGCGAACGGTCTCCAGTTTTCTCTTTTCTTTACTCTGTTAACTATCTCTCTTCCATTTTTTACTGATGGGTCAAAAAGAATAGATCTGTTACCCAAAGCTCTTTTTCCAGACTCTGCTCTTCCTTGAGCAATAGCAACAATATTGCCAGAAGATAAAAGATCTGCAATTTTTTGAGGAGTGGTATCTTCTTCCGTTTGACCTTCCTTCAAAGAATAATCATAGTTTAGTGGAGATCCTAGATACGAGGGTGAATATCTTCTGGGAATTTTTTTATCTTTCAATACAGAATATAAAGCACCTCCTAAAGAAATTCCAACATCACCACACAGAGGATCTACATACAGATTTACATCTTTGGGTAGCCTTTTAATCAACTTGTAATTAGATACACAGTTCATAAAGCAACCACCAGAAAGAACAATATTCTTCTTACCAGTAAGATCAATTGTTTTCAAGATCATCTGATAAACATATTCTTCAAAGTCTTGTTGAGCTTTACCTGCTATTTTGGATCTTAAATTAAATGTTGGTGTGCCTATAGTATTTTGATCATCTGGATCAAAATCAATTTTTGGCAACACTTTGAACGCTGGTCCAACATTGAATTTACAACCAACTGGACTATTGATTCCAGTAATTCCTATTCTACCAGACGTTACTAGTAAAAATAATTCAGCATTAGCACCAGTCTCTATACTCATAAAATCATTTAGATTAGATGTGTTTGTTCCATATGCAGACAATCCCATAGTTTTGCCTTCTTGCTCACATCCAAATCCAATATATTCTGTAATGGCATTATACATCATACCAACGCCAATACGAGGTTCGTATTCTGTTAACGGATCTTTAATTCCATGAAAACCAACAACGGTTTTATAGACGCACTCTACACGACCTTTATCATAAGTAAAGATACTTTCATTTTCTTTAGAATTAATTGTAAGATCAGATCCAGCTCCATCAAGAACTAATATTGCTGCATCTTGTGAAAACGGTGATGAAAAGTAACCACACATGGCGTGTAAAAGATGGTGGTCTTGTCCACCATCAATCATACTGTAATCATTACTTTCGATTGGATAACCTTTATATTCTAGATAACGAGTTACATTTCTCCAATCATTAAATCCATTCCATATTCCAGCATAAACCAAACGATCAATGCTATCAAAATACTCTTCTAATTTATCAAAAGAATAATAAAGATCTTGAGCAAATTTTTTATGTGCGATTCTTTCTTCTACTTGATGGAGAATGATATCACCATCACGCATCAGTGTTAGTGATGCGTCATGGGTCAAATTAACTGACAACGTATTCATTAGTCTTCATTCTTAATGTAAACTAGTTTATTGATCTCGGGTAAGAAAAGATATTCAATATCACTGCGTTGAAGAGTATCAACTGCATCTTCAATAGTTTCTACCAAAGGATCTCCACCAAGGTTGAATGATGTATTGAACAAGATGGGAGTATCACTCAACTTTTCAAAGGCGTCAATGAGATTATAGTAATGCTCATTTTGCTCTGGAGTAACAGTCTGGATACGGCATGTACCATCTACGTGAATAACTGAAGGAATCTTCTCTTCAACACCTTCATGACACTTAACTGCGTACATCATGTGTGGAGTCTCTTCACGACCAGCGAGATCAAACCAATCATTAACCTTATCAGCTTTGATTGAACATGCAAACGGACGGAACCACTCACGACGCTTGACTGCGTTAACATGATCCTTACCATCTTTGATAGTGGGGTCAAATAGGATAGAACGGTTTCCTAGGGCACGAGGACCACCTTCTGAACGACCTTGATACATGGTAACGATATTACCTTCACGAATCAATGCAGCCACATCATCGTAAGTAGCATCAGTTACATCAAGACCTTCTAGGTCTGCTTCATAACCAGCGGGATCATATTGAGGACCATAGTATACAGACTCTTGCTTGGAAGGTCCAGGATTTTCTGCATAAGCAGTGTTCCAAATATACTTTGCACCACCAATCGATGTACCACCATCATGTGAGATGGGTTCACAGTAGATGTTGAGGTCAGGGAAGCGTTGCCAATACTTATAGTTTGCAACACAGTTGAGACCATAACCACCAGAGATAACGATGTTCTTTTCTCCAGTTAGTTCAACTGCTTTCTCAATCAGCATACACATATTTTCAGAAGTTTCTTCCTGAATCTTATATGCTAGATCTTTTTGGAGATCTGTAAATTCTCCTTCTTTGAAGTTTTTAACGTCTTCTTGGAAGATGGGATATCTAGCAATATTAATAGTTGCTGCATTAGGATATGTTGGAATGATCAAATCTCTATTACCCCAACCGTCTCTAAAGAAAGGAGGTAGATCATCATTTGGTTTACCATAAGGAGCAAGACCCATAAGCTTTCCAGCTTCGATTGCTGGGAATCCGCAGTATTGAGTAACTGCCTCATACATCTTGGTTTGACCAGGATATTCAGTCAGGAAAATAGTATCGTCATCAAGTTGCATACCCAAAGCATGTTTAGTTCCTACATGCTTATACACAGTTTCAAATTCATTGGGATACCCTGCTTTGAAAATAGTTTCAAACTCATATGCAATTTCTCCTTGAGCTTCACCTGTTAGACCCAAGAAACTTCCTGCACCATCAGCAACAACACAAGCAGCAGTTTCAAACCCAGAGTTATAAAAACCTGCGGCTGCATGTAGTTGATGGTGTTGAACATCGATGAAAGTAGTTTCAAACTTAAACTTCTTTCTAGAAAGTTTTCTGACCCAACCTTCATATAAGTCTTCACCACACCAATCTAGTTGAGGACCATCACGATGTGTGTGACAAACGACTAGGTGATCAATGTGATCAACATAATCAAATGCTTTTAAGATTCCTGTAATAGGAGAACCATCATACTTGTTTCTAGTAAGACGTTCTTCCTCAAGATAAAATACAATTTCTCCATCCACAAGAAGAGTTGTGCTGCTGTTGTGACCGCGAGCAACTGATAAAATATTTGTCATGCTATCAAACCTTTGTCTTTACATTATTTGAAAACCCATTGGGTTTATCGGTGTTCTTAAGAACTGTTTTCAAGTCGATTGGTTCTGGTTTTTCTCCCAGCATTGGGAGAGTTCCCGAGTCAACTTTTGTTTGAGGAACTGGTCGTGCTTCAGGTCCACAACCTTGTGGTCCACACCCTCCCTCTTGCGGAAACTTGTATTCAAATTCAGGCTTCCTGTAGTATTTATTCATCAGTTTATCAACTGATTTCAAAATAACTTCTTCAATTTTGTCGTTCATATCCATTACACCATCATTGGTTCTCATGGTTTCATCATCCATACTGATTCTAATAGGATCGTATACTCTCTTTCCATCACCCATGTCAAGGACATCAAACTTTGGATGATCTGGATAAGAAACATTTTCTCCAAATGTAGATCCCATCACAGCAACAACTGGTTTGTCAAAGGAGTAAGCAATATGCTGACCTACAGAATCGCACCCTAGGAACAAATCTGCTTCTGCAATAATGGAAGCCCACTGTCTGATGCTAATTTCTCTAGGAACAGAAACTGGTTCTTTGAGACCTTCTGCTTCCCAGTTGAATGGAAATTCACTCATCCAAATAACAGAATATTTTTTCTGAAGTCTCCTGACAATACTTGATGCATTGTGATATTCAAAACTTCTTCCAGAAGGATCAAAAATTACATTACCATGAGTTTGAACACCCCTGCCAAATGGTTGGAAGACCACGGTCTTTTTCTTTTTAGTCAACTCTCTAACTTCTGCTACACACATGGCACCAAAAGTTCTTTCGTCCCTAGTCAACTTGATAGTTGGTGCGGGAAGATCTCTCAATCCTTTGCCGTTGATAGCAATATCAAAAGCTTGAGAAAGATTTGCTTTCTGATTGTAATATTCCCAGACTCTGTATGGTTCTGGACTCACCATATCAGTGTCTTTTAACTTGTCTTGAAATAAATTCTTATGCCAAGATTCAAAGCAGTGCTTGTGTAGTTCTGGATGTCCTCTATACAAGTCCATACCACCCTCACAGACGATTACAAAATCTTCTTCTGGATGATCTTCCTTGTATTTTTCTAATGCTGGAATAGAACAGAGAACTCTACCTGCACCACCATTAATAAAAAATGATTTAGGTCTCATAACTCAATCGCCTAATGATTTAGATGCTACTATTTAGGTACAAAAAAAGGGGCGGTTCCCCGCCCCCATCTATTATATCACAGAAATATTACTCTGCAGATGCAGCTTCATTCGCAGCGTTAGCAGCGGCATCACCATCTTCAGGATCGCCTGCTGGTTCTTCTACTGATGGGAATAAAATATTGTTATCAAGTTCAGGGAATTTAATCATCAACCAGTGAATGCCAGCAAATTTAGTTGGAACTGCATCGCATTCTGCGATGAATCTATCCAATTCTGCTTCTTGCTCGGCGGTCCAACCGTCCCTTTCTTTTAATGCAATAGCATATTCTTTTTGACCTTGTAGCATAGAAGTGTGACGTTCTTCAGTGCAGTATGGGTCAAGGAATTTAACATCATCAAGACTCCAAGTTTCTGTCTCAAAGTCATACTTGATGCCATGCTCAACGTCTAGAGAATCGTTGATTGGAAGGGGATCGGGATCTACATGATAAACTTCTCCTGCATTGGGATGACCATCGGGGAAAGCATATTCTTTGTCTGGCCAATCTTCATGATGAATACCTTGCATCGTAGCAGCAATAATTGTTTCTTCGTTGCTATTAGACGCATTTACTCTAACAACAGATTTGGTTGGACCACATCTGAATTGTAGTGACTCTAGAAGAGTTGTAGCAACTTCTTCTTCAGTAAACTCCCAAGTTTCGTAAATGGGGTGGAAAGACTCGTCGAAGAATAATTCTCCAGTTTCTGTATTCACAAAAACAAATCCCTCTTGGGGACCTGTATACATTGCGGATGCGGTTTTTTCTTCCGCCCACGTATTGCCAAAATAAGTATCAGGTAATTTATAAGTATATTGCTTGGTAATTTCAGCCATTGTATCTTCCTTGTTTTGAAATATTTATACTAAAATAATTTTTCTTTGGTGAGTATTTACCGTATTCATGAAAGGTCTTCTGCTCTTTTTCAGGCAAAAGACCTGGGACATCTAATTTAAGTTGTTTGTTAGTCATTTATCACTTCCAGCTAATACGAACCATTCCAGGATTTCCAGGAGAACCACAGTATACGCCAGTATCACAGTTGTAAGCAGTAGATCCACCCATTCCAGGAACATATGCCTGACAGTATCCACCACCAACACCAACCTGTCCTTGTGCTCTTGATTGCTCACAGGCAGCACAACTTCTAGCCTGACATGCCTGACCGATATGAATCCATCCACCTCTGGAGTTCATCAAACCACCAGGATAAGGAATTCCCCACTGGTTGCAGCATCTGTTATCAGTTCTTCTTGGCATGTAATAACCAGGAAGTCCATAAGCACCATAGTCAGCACCATAGTACAATGCACAGCATCCCATCTGGCATTCTGGATTACCGTTACCATCAACGCAACGATATCTAGCCCAAATGTTTTTGCCATCATTACAGCAACCATAACAGTAGGAACCATTACCACCATGACCACCTTCAGCACAGAAATCAAAACCACAATTAGCAACAGTAGCTAGGTTGTGACCAATTACATAAGTCTTACAACCTCTACGACCAGCGCAAGAAGATGATCTATCAGCCAGACCACCAACACAAACTTGATACTTGCAACCAGGAACTACTTCATCACCCATCAAACGCTTGAATGCATAAGCACCAGATCCTCCAGGAGGACCACTATGGCAGCAGCAATTGCCAGCACCAGCACCGCCGCCACCCCAGAGTTCAAAAATAACATCTGTTGTTCCAGCAGGAATTTCCCAATCGGGATAATATGTATTATGGACACCATCTCGTCCATCACCAGGGTGTGTACTTTGATTTGTTCTGAAACTACCTCCACTAGTACGAACATAAATTGTTTCGTATCCTTCTAGAGGAAATTTTGGTAGAAGGTCATGAACCTCTTGACCATCTGCTGCTTGCATATAATCAGCAGCTTGACCATAATCCCCTGGTACTTTCTTACGTAATAATTCCCTTAAATTAGTTGCCATTGCTTTTGATTCCTGTTAATAGTATTTAGAAGTATCAGCTACACATGTGTCTTGCGAAAGAGCAGTTTGCCATTCCTGTACAGAGTCCTAGATCAGCACAGTAGCAACCACATCGACAACCTTGATATGTAATCCTAACCATACCAGCACCAGAAGGTGTACCATGAACACAGCAGCTGCCAGTGGTATTTGGACCTGGGTATGGCATAGGTGATCCTCTCCATCCTCTTTCGTGGTTAGCCCAGACAGTAAATCCACCAGTAGCACCTGTAAATGATGATGCGGAGTTTCTCATGTGTGCATAAGCACATGTTTGATCTGTACAGTGCTTGAATGTTACGTAAGCGCGTGCTCCTGTGTGACCAATGTATGGTGGGGAAGGAATGTGCTGATATACCGCTTTATTACATGCACAGTGGTAACGTAAGAATCCTGTGTGACCACACATATTGATGTCACCACCGTGTCCAGGAGGTCCAAACTCTACGCAGTTATCTGGTTGCGTATTGTTATCGAACAATACAATTCTACTTTCTCCAAAATAATTATTACCTGTTCCTGCTGGTTGTACGAGGTTACAGATGGAACATCCACCATAACCACCTTCAGCGCACAGGAAGACGTTTGGACCACAAACAGTAGTCCAACATCCTCTACAACCTCTCTTTGAGGTAACTTGGTTATCGGAACCTTCTACTCTGCCAAGGCAAATGCAGAAGCAACTTCCACCCAAAGAACCACAAATGGTTTTACGGACATAAGCACCTAGAGTTCCAGGAGTAGAGACAGCGCAGCAACATGAAGTAGCTGCACCACCTGCTCCACCCCACGCTTCAAATGTAATACGACAGACGCCACAGGGAGCACACCACATGTGTCTCCTCTGGGCTTCCCATCCACAAGAATAACAACAGCAATCTTTATCATAAGTAAAGGTTACTACCTTTCCATCAAATAGAGGACTAGGGACTTGTCCATATACATTTAGATCTGATTTATGATCCGACCCTAATAGATTTCTTAAACTACTCATTTTTTTAAGTGTCCGTAAAGTTTATCAGTCTCTGGATCAACCAGCCGACGTATCTGGATATAATGTAAGTCTGATACCACCGCCAGCACCAGGACCACCACAACGACATACGCTGTCGCCGCCCCCAATACCATTGGTCGTACCGCCAGAACCAATTGGTCCCATATACTCTTCAGGAGAACCACCTGGGAAGTATCCAGGTCTATATGCCAACTGGTGTACAAAGCAGTCCCAGCAAGAACAGCAACACTCTGTGTTACCAATTTGTACCGAGTAACCACCATGAGTAGAGTTAAGACCTGCTGGATATGGAGTCATCCAATACCAAGAGCAAGAATTTCTTCCATCGTTTGCATTTTTATGTACGATAGCTGAACCAACAGGAGTGTGATAGCAGCATCCACAACCAGGAACTGTAGTATTTCTACCATCTCCACCACAGCACTTCTGAATATCACACCAGTTTCTTGGGTAACCCTCTGAAGCGCGGTTGTAACCAGAAGTGGACATATCATAGTGATTGCACATGTTGTGATCAATTGCATAACACGCCTGGCATTGATAATGCTGGTTGCTGCTATAGCAGAAACACATACCGCAGTGTTGGCCACCACATCCGCCATGAACACACATAGTGAAGTTATTTTCTGTACAGAAATAACTCCAGCAACCCGTACATCCACCGTTACAGTTAGCGCAACAACGTGGTAGTGCGGCTACCATTTGGATACACATTCCATCGAAGTATCCAGTTTCTCTACCACTCCAATTAGCGGCACAGATAGTACGTGACTTATATTCGCCAGAAGCACCAGGGAATGGAATAGAACGGCAACGCCAGTTACTATTTTGACCACCAGCACCCCATAGTTCGACCTTCATTCTACAAATGTTAAGATCGGGGACGCACCAGCATGTACAATGCCAGTGACGATTGTATGAATCATCGTTAACACAACCATGGCCACAATGATTGCCTCTCCAGACCCACTGATAACCGTCGTCTCCCATGTATGTTGGGACTCTCCTGATATCAGCCTCTGTTGGCTTATCAAGGAGATTTCTTAAACTAGCCATTTAAAACTCCTTGTTAGTATCAGTTAGATAGAATAGACCAGCCGTATGACGAACCAGAATAAATTAACTCTAGAGAGTTGTTACTGATATCAAAATCTAGATCGTCAGCAACATTAGCAATTTTGTTTCCGTTTCTGGCAATAATAGCCTTGATCGTGCTGCAGTTACCTGCAGAATCGATTAGATTAACACGATCGCCAAGCGCGGGGTTAGCTGGTAGTGTAATTGTTAGTTCTGCAGCGTTAGTAGCAGTATCAATAAAGATAATGTCACTAGCATTTGCGGTGAGTGAGGTGGTAGCAGTTCTAGTTGCTCCTCCGCCTGCGTTAGAGACGGGCGCTGTTAATACTCTTCCCATTGGTCTTAAATCTCCTGTGTGTTAGTATTTATCAAGTAGTGGATTCTTCTACGCCGTAGACTGCAACACTTACATCTGCGGTGTCTGAAAATACTACGACTTTTTTTGCTGCTTGTAGAGCAAATCCAGTTCTCTCTAAAACACCTTTAGCAGCGATTTCTGCATCATACTCAACCCATTCTGCAACTAAAGGAGACGCTGCAGCTGAAAGAGCAACTCTTACAGTAGCAGTGCCAGTTCCACGATTTACAATATTGAGGTTAGCATATGCAACCGTATCAGCTGGGACTGTGTATACCAGAGTATCGACGCCCGCCGATGGGTTTGATTGTCCTAAAATTCCAGAAGCCATTTATATTCTCCGTGTATGATTCAGTAATTTTTTCTTTTATTATTTATAACAAAAGGGGGCTATAAAACCCCCTCATATGGTGAGCAGAATTAGATAGCGCCTGCCCAGAATACGTATCCCTTCAGGTTTTTGACTTCTGTGTCTACGTATGTCTTAACTGCTTGCTCGGTAGGAACTTTTTCGTTGCTGTTAGCAGATAGAGTTCCATCAGAGGAGAATTCACTAATGATTTCACCGATTTGAGCACCGATAGAACCAAGTTGTAGTGAAGACAGACCAGATAGGTCGAAGGAAGAAGCGTTCAGAGTTGTGCTACCAGTTGACTGGTTAACTCTGAAGTATTTACCAACCGAGAAGTTACCGTCTTGGTCAGTAGAAACATAGTAAACACGACCAGGAAGTTGTTCGGTAACTTCATTACCTGGAGCGGGTGATTGAATTGGAAGACCAGGGAAGTTGGTTGTTGTCTTACCACCAGTACCGATGTTCAGGAAGTCATGACCAGTTAGTCTAACCTGCGAATACAGATATCTGATCTTAAAGGTCTGACCATCATAAGAAGCAGTTGGCTTCTCTTCTGCTAGTGTAAGAAGAACTTCACCGTTAGGATCTTCTGTTGAAGATGTTACGAGCATAAACTCGGAATCTAGTCTGATGTAATCTCCAGAAACAATAGAATCTTCGTTGAAGACTCTAATATCAGTAGAGACAGCATCTAGATCGCCAATGTTTTGTGTTTGAGTTGGGTTTGAACCAGTGATAGCACGAACAGTATCATTACCAGCATGAGTTGATGCTGTTGATGTTTCTACACCCCTAACAACATTAATAGAAGATGCTGAAGGGAATGGTGTTGCAGCATCAATCTGCATTACCTCGTTATTGATAATCAGGAATGATCCTGCGGTAAATGGACTGATAGTATCAACAGTAATTGTTGTTGTGACAGCATCAATATTTGCCTGCAGAGTTGCGGATCCACCAACACTATATCTTACGATGTCTAGAAGACCGTCGTGAGTAACTGCGGTTGAACCAAGAGATCCTCTGACTACAACCAGATCACCCTTACCATCGGGTGGAGTGTATGAAGAGTTGGTGACAACATAGGTAAACTGATCAGCACCTGCGTTACCAGGACCAGTTACAAATTCAATAGAACCACCAGGCTTTGGAGCAGCAGAGAGATCTCTAACAACTAGAGCAAATCCTTTCTGTCCAGACTCGAAGTCTGCATTACTTACAAGAGTTGCAGATGTAAGTGACTGGTTTCCACTGATCGTTTCGCCAAGGGTGAAGTCTCCCTTTAGTTTTCTGACAAGAACTTTATTTGCCGAGTTTTGGGAAGAAAGAACTTCAGCAATTGCTCCAGATACAGCACCAATAACTCTCTCTCCGTTAGAGAAAGGAGCAAGAGATCCACCAGGAGATAGGTTAGTTCCCTCAACAAAGTTGAGTTCTACACCATCAATTCTTCCGTCGAGGGTTGACTCATCTGCGTTGAAACCAGAAGAGATAATACCGTAAGTACCCCAAGAAGAGTTACCAGCAAGAGATCTGATGCTTCCACCGCGAGTAGCAACGTAAGATGCGTGTGCGTAGTAAGTGAAGCAAGAAACGATTTCAGAGTTTCCGTTGTTTGTGACGAAGAAACCAACACCAGACTGTGTTCCAGAACCTTCATGAATTTGAGTGAAGGAGTCAAACAGCATCGACTTATTAGAAGGAGTTGCAGTTCCATCCCACTTCTCATGAACCTTGCCATCAACAATAGCACCTACACCAGTCTGCGAGAATGCAGAACACTGGGAGATATAAGGTGACTTGGTTGTTGGGGAGTTAGGGTTGAGACGTAAGAACGTTCCCTTAATTGTTGCTGTATTGAGATCTTTTGGATCAGAGGTTGACTTTTCAAATCCAGCCATGCCATCCATAACTAGATCTTTGAGCATCGTCTTATTGCTCATGAAGAACATAGTAGTTTCTTCATTGGTAATAGCTGTTACCGCAGTTACAGCTGCTGTTCCACCACTATGTGGGAAGACACTTGAGTTGTCCCAAGTTCCAGAACTAGGTAGAATTTGAAGAACAGTTACACTACCAACAGTTCTATGACCATAGATGACACCAGTAGCATTACCACCTTGAGCAGTCTCGCCATCTACAATATCATCATCATCAACTAGAGTGTCTAGTGTGACATCAATCATCGAACTGTTTTGTCCAACAGCTGGTTTGATAACACTAGTTCTTAAGTTGTCTCCAATAATGGATACATTTTCAGGAACAATGATAGGTAAAGTCTCGTTATATGTTCCAGCCTTAACATAGATTGACGCTGGTCCAGTGATGTTATCACATGCATAACGCAATGAAGCGAATGCCCTAGAGATATTTTCACCAGTATTAGTGTCACTACCTTCAGTTGTAACGTAGTAAACAGGATCAGTTACATTATTGTTTTCCCAAACAGGAACACCCGAAGAATTTACTGCTAAAACTTGACCGTCAGTTCCGATTGGGAGACGAGCAGCACCAGCACCAGAACGATAAAGAATATCGCCAGTTGTTGTCAGGACGTTAGACTGGGCACCTTCTGCGAGGGTATTCCAGTAATCTCCATTTGCATCAGTTTCTGGAGTTTGGTTTGTGGATTCTGCAACAGCAATATAAGAGTTGCTATTACGTACAACCGCATCTCCTGCATAGTACGTAGTACCAGAATCCCAGGTTCCTTGCCAGGTGAAACCACCAACAATGAAGTCCCAATCAGTTGGGCTGCTTGATGGATTGTTACCAGTATTGGTAGTTTTAGCGACGTAAGAATTACCACCTAGGAGAACAACATCACCTTGCTTGTATTCTGTTCCTGCGTCCCAATCACCAACTACTTTAAATCCAGTAGTAACAATTTCCCAATTTACTAGAGTGTTTGGAGTAGATCCAGTGTGGATCGAAGTGGCAACATAAGTATAACCACCATAGGAAACAATATCTCCAGGTTGATACTCGGTAGCGATAGCCCAAGTATCTTCAAATACTAAACCAGAAACAAACAACTCAAAATTACTTTCGTCGAAAGCAGCTTGAGAAGTGTGAGGTGTTGTTACTCTATACTGGTTGTTGCCGTATTTTGCAACATCGTTGAGTTTATACCAGTAGTTGGCTTGCCAATCACCTTTAGTTTCAATACTTTCGGTGTGAAGATTCCAATTAGTGGAATCAGCACTATAGAACATCGTTTCATTCGATGCCGAAGTGTGGTTAGAAACCGCTACATATGTATTAGCGCCATACTTGACGATATCGTCAACCTCGTAGGAAGTGGCAACCTGCCAATTTCCTCTCCAGTTAAACTTTAATCTACCTAATCTGAAATCAGCCATTGTTGTTTACTTCCTTAATTGGGACCTTCGGTGGTATAATCATAGGGTTCATTGAAACGAATTACAAAGTATCCGTCGTCATCAATAAAATAACTAATTTTTCTCTCGTCGAACCTAAACTGTTGATATCGATCGAGCGGGTTGTTGTACAGAGACTTCTCTTCTGTTACCTCTTCTACATAATCATAAAGACCAGCAGCAATATCTAGGTATGGCGTACCATCTTTACGAGTAAAATCAGCCATTTCATCATCAATGGATCTGATTCTGGTATAAATCAACATACCATCCTCATCCTTTCGGAGAGCATGTACATAAAAATCATTACCCAATTCCGTTTCCGTAGAATCGGTTGGATTCATGATATCACTTAAATACATCGTCATACGACTACCCTCCAGTAAACTCCTTCCCAGATTAATTGTACCCTGGCACCTCTAACATCAAAAATTAGAGGAGAAGAAATCACATTATTTTCATTAATAAATTGTCTTCCGTTAGTATCTACCAATGTGATATTATTTATATCCCAAGTAAATGCTGAATCGACAAATTCAACAGTATCTCCTGGTCTAGGAATTAACTGATTATTATAAGAAGGTAATGTAAGTGTGATGGGTCCACTGGAAGAATCTACGAGATATCTTAAATTCGTTCCAAGAAGAGTGTCCGAAGTAATGAACTCCCATCTTGATCTTTGAACATCAAAACCGCCAGCAGTAGAACCGTCATGAATGACGGCCATATTTTTGTCGGTATCAATAGTTAATTCACCTTCTGCCCCTGTAAAGTGAGCATGTTCAGCAGTAGTACCCCTTCTAAATTGTACCTGGGTAGTCATTAGAATTAGTTTTAAGGTTACTGATAGTATTTATACTATTAAATTATCCATCCGTAAGTTCTTTGTGGAGCGACAGAAACCTTTCTGGTTGCTGAATTTCCGAATATTGTTAGTACACCTTCTTTGCTGACCCATGTGCCAAGTGGTCCAATCTCTGCGCCCTGACCAGATACGAAGATAGTACCAGAACCAGGGTTTGCTGGAGAAATATTGATGAAAGCATCGCCACTGATTGTTGCTTGACCAGTGGTTGTGTATGCCTGTGTTCTGATGACCGTAACCTGACCATCGAGATCGACTGTAACCTGACCAGTAAAGTCGCGAACATGTGAGTTTTCTGACTGACCAGATATTTCTGTAGATCCAGATCCAGCGTATGCTCCTTTGCTGAATGCATTTGCAGATTCTCCAGAAATAGTTGCTGTTCCAGATGCAACTTCTGCTCTGGTAACCTTTCTCCTTGCAACGCCAAAGAATTCTCCAAAGATACCTGCAGTAACTGGAATTGTTCTTGCTTCTGCAGCACTGTCGAAGAGGTATAGATCTCCAGAACCGAAGTGTTTTGCAGAAATCTTGACAACTGCTTCTCCAGTAATAGTGAGAATAGTTGTCTTTGCTGGAACAAGCTTGGTGAAGGATTCTTCCGCATCGATGAAGGAGAAGAGACTTCCAGATCCCTCGTAGTCTCTGACATGAACGTCTTCGACTTGACCAGAAACAATAAATGCTCCTGTAGTCTGATGAGCGAATGTTCTTCTCTCTTCTTTCGATACCAGACCGAACAGATTTCCAAATCCTGCAAATGGAACTGCAAATGCTTCTGCAGCAGCACCACTGATATTGAAGATTCCTTCTGTGGTATTGACGATTGCTCTGGATTCTGCTGCACCGCCAACCGCGAATAGAGAACCAGAAGTTCCTGGATCTGCGTCATCGCCATAATATCCATAAACATTGATCTTGCGAACATCAGCAATACCAGTGAGATCAAACAGTGCTGTATCTTCTGTTGGGCTTGCAGTGATTGCTTCTGCTGCGCCCGATAGAGTAGAGATAGATCCAGAACCAATGTGCAAGAGAGAAATCTTGATGATTCCATCTCCAGATACATTGAGAGTTCCCTCGCCAGAGAAGTTCTTGATAACATATACTTTAACTGGCTCGTTAAAGACAGATGTTCTAACAAACTTGACTTCGGATACAGCGGATCTGATTGTTGAGATTCCACTGAACTCGAATAGAGCGGTGTCTTCTGCTGGATTGAAGGTTGCCGACTCTGCTGCGCCAGATAGAGTTGAAATGAATCCAGTACCAACTTCTGTGGCAGTGAACCTCGCAACAGATTCTCCAGAAAGATGTAATGTTCCAGATCCAATGTAACTCTTCGTGATAAGAGGTACGACAGTTTCGCTGAAGATAGAAGCATTGACTGTCTTGACTTCGGACTTGGTAGCCTTGACAGAAGTAATACCACCGCGAACAGTGAAGAGAAGTTCTCTTTCGATTGGATTGATGGTGACAGACTCTGCCGCACCACTGAAGGTTCCAATGAGAATATCGCCAACATAATCTGGGATAAATCTCTCGGTTGCAGTTCCAGAGATAGCAATTTGTACTTCTGGTTGTTCTGCGAACGTGAGAAGTTCTGGAGCAGAGGACCCTCTGAATGTAAATAGAGATCCAAAGAACTGTTCTCTGACTGTCGTGCTCTGACCAGCAAGTCCAGAAACAAACACATCTGCCTGGAATGCAGGTAGTTTTCTGGAAACAGCTTCTCCACCAATACCGCGAGAAGCAATAGAACCAGAACCAACATTGTTTGGTAGATAACTCTCGCCAACTTGACCAGAGATTTGTGCAAGAACAGTTGGTTGCTCTGCAAACGTGAGGCGAGCAATACTGGATATGACATCTCCACCAAACTTGACGTTTGTTGTGATATCTGGTGGGTTGAGGACGAATGCTTCTGCTGCGGAACCAGAAATCTGTAGATGTGCTCTGGTGAATGCTGGCAGATCGACAGTGATTGCCTCTCCAGAAATACCAGCGGCGAAGATTGTACCAGAACCATTGAAGTTTGGTACAAATCTTTCGGAAACTTCGCCAAGAATAGAGACTGAACCAAATCCAGATTCTGCAAATACCAGAGTTGCTGGTCTTGGAATACCACCAAGGATAGAAATATCTCCAGTGGTTGGTGGAGCAGCAAATACAAATCTCTTATCGGCATTACCAGTAATGTCGAAGAGAACTTGGAGATCATCTGGACTTGCAGCAAACGCTTCTGCTGCGCCCGATAGAGTAGAGATAAATCCTTCGCCAGTGTAAGAAGGAATAAATCTGTCTTGACCTTCGCCAAAGATATTCGCTGTGGTAAAGAATACTTCGTCGAATGTAGCAACTGGTACTGCATCGCCAGATAGCTTGATGAGTGCAAGACCAGTCTCGGATGATGTGGACTTGAGTGTTGCAGAACCAGAAACATTGAAGAGAGTTTCTCGGATATCACCCAGTGCAGGTACAACGTCTTCTGGGAATGTCTTGACGAGTGCTTCGCCAAGGACTCCGTTGGAGAAGATAGATCCAGAACCACTGAAGTTTGGAGTATAAGCAGTCGCAGCTTCAACATCGATGCTAATAACACCACCAGGATTGATAGCACCTGTGAACGCATGGTTAACGAAACCACTAATACTGATAGTTCCGAATGGTTGTTCTGCGAACGTGAGGATAGGTTCGGAAACCTGACCAGTGATATCGAATAGAACCTGTTTGTCTGGTGGATTCGCAATGAATCTTTCGGCAGCTTCGCCATAGACAATGATAGGTTCGCCAAAACTGGTAAATTTGTTTGGCAGAGCAATTTCTGCATCTCCAATCGTGAAGAGAGAACCAGAACCAAAGTAGTTGATTCTGATAACAGGAACAACATCTTGATCGGATCCAGATACGATCTTGAATAGACCGAATGGATAATTTGTAGTGTGCTCGGTAATCGACTGCCAGTCGATAAGCTCGTCTTGCAGACTGATCCATCCCGTCTCGGGATAGTAAACATTGTTTAGATAACCATAATCTTGTGTTGGATACTGTGCAACATTAGTCGCTCCAGAGTCAGGAGCAGAAGCAACAGATCCGAGGTCAGGTGTATCGAAGAAGTCGATCGAGGAGTTGTTGTAAGAGTAGACTCTTCTCTCTTCCTTACCAATGAAGGAGAAGAGATTGCCGTCAACAACTTCGGAGAAGGTTGCTTTCTCTGCAACAAGACCACCATCGATATCGATCTCGACCGAACCGTTGTATCTTGGAATGAACGATGTAACTGCAATACCTCTGGTGGTAAACAGAATCTGTTCTTCTGGTGGATTGCCAATAAAGCTTTCTTCTGCCGCACCGAAGATTTCCAGATGTACATCGAAGATTTCTCTGACAGACGTAGAATCTGCAACCTCTCCGTTGAACTCGAATAGAGTTTGGAATACTTCGTTGGAGATGAATCTCTCTTCCGCCGTACCACCGATTGTGAACGTTCCCTCTCCACTGAAGACGGGGGGAACGAATACAAATACATCGCCAAATGTAAATAGATCTCCAGAACCAATATAGTCTCTTGTTCTTGGAGTTTGTGCTTCGCCCTTGAGTGGGAAGATACCAAATGGGTAGTCTGTAGCATGACCAGTGATATACTCGTAATCGAGTAAGGTATCCTGTAGGCTGATCCATCCAGTCTCTGGATAGTAAACAGTTTCGAGGTATCCATGATCTTCGGTATGTGTAGCAACCTGCGAGATGTATCCGTAATCTGGAGTCTCGAATAGATTGATCGAAGATGTATTGTAATGATATGTTCTTCTCTCTTCTTTGCTGACAAAGGAGAATAGATTGCCTTCGACAACTTCGGAGAATGTAGATCTCTCGGCAACCAAACCACCATCGATATCGATGTGTACAAATCCGTTGTAGCGAGGAATGAACGATGTGATCGTATCGCCAACAAAAGTGAAGAGAACTGGTCTCTCTGGTGGATTTGCGATGAAGCTTTCTTCTGCGGCACCAGCAATGTGCAGTTCAATGTCAAAGATTTCTCTGACAGAAGTAGAGTCTGCTGCAAATCCATTGAACTCGAATAGAGTCTGGAAGGATTCGTCAGATACAAATCTCTCTTCTGCTGTACCACTGATATGGAATGATCCTTCTCCTTCGTGTACTGGTGGGAAGAAGATGAATACTTCACCAGTAATTCGTAGAGTACCAGAACCAACCCAGTTGGGCTGGAATGCAATTTCAGTATTACTGGTGAGAGGTAGAATACCGAAGGGATAGATGGTGGCAACATCAGTAATATACTGATAATCAAGTCTAGCATCGGGAGTGCTAATCCATCCAGTCTCTGGGTAGTAAACTAGATCTAACGTACCATGATCAACTTCTTCCGTCGCTGCATTAGCAATGTATCCATAATCAGGACGTACAAGGAAGTCAATAGAAGATGTGTTGTAACTATATGTTCTCCTCTCTTCCTTACCAACGAAGGAGAACAGATTACCGCTAGCAACTTCAGAGAATGTAGATCTCTCGGCAGTAATTCCTCCTTCGATATCGAAGAGAACATTACCAAAGAATCGTGGGATGAAACGTGTATTAGATGCCTTACTTCCGAAGGAGAGAGATGTTCCTTGAACAGGATCTCGAATGATAGCAGACTCTGCTGCAACACCACCAAATTCGAGAAGAACCTGTTTCTCTTCTCCAGCATATTGAATGGATTCTGATCCACCACCAAATCCAAATAGATTGCCACCGCCAAAGATACCAACAGTGATGCCAATAACTGCTGTGCCGTCCAGATGGAAAGTACCAGAACCGTAGTGGTTTTGTGGACCCTTGGTAATTGCATTGCTGAATGCAAACAATGTTCCAGAACCAATCCAATTTGGTTGGAACGCAATAGTAGTTTCGCTCTTGAGACGTAGAGTTCCGAATGGATAATCGCTGAACGATACTACATTCGCTAGATCTCCATAATCGAATGGTTGGAATACATCATCACCATCGTCAGGAATTATCTGACCATAGTCAATATTTGGTTCTGTTGTTGCAGATGCAACACTCTGGTAATCTTCCTTCTCGTAGAGATATGTGCTGGAAGAGTTGTAAGAGTATACGTTTCTTTCTTGTAGACCAGCGATGGAGAACAGGCTTCCTGATCCTTCCCACGCAAATGTCTTCGTGGCATACTTGGTGCCGAAGGTGAATAGTGATCCTCCACCAAACGTGCGAAGAATGATACCAAGAGATACTTCGCCACCGATACTAAACAGTGTCTTACGAGTATCTCCGTCTACTGGTTTAGGTCCTGACAGATACCTAATACTTGCCAGACCGTAGTGATCGAACGAAGTGCCTGTACCACTACTTTGAGCTTGTCTGATAGCAAATTCACTATCTTCTACTTGTGCTCCCGCAGGAACATTAATGATGATTGTTTGAAGATTTGGATCTGTAGATGTTTCTGGAATTACAACAAATTCATCACCGAAATAATCTACAAAGTTGCTAGCAAACTGGATTCGGAGATCTTCGTTAAAGTCTGGTTCTTCTCCTCCATTTTCACGATTGCCCTTAATGGCACGAATCTCTAATTGATCTACATTACGTAGATCTTTTTTGAGCATTACTCTTCGTAATCCATTGGTTCCTCCAGTCTCTCCGCCAAAGCGAATGTGGGAACCAATATTGAAACCACCAGTGTTACCTTCTCCTGTTCCGCCAGACTCTAGCGTAGTTCCAAGAGTTGTGTCGATCCAAGGTTGATCTGGTCGTGGATTATTTGTGAATAGGTCGTAAGCATAATCAATTGGGAAACCATCACTATATGCAGGCTGCTCGGGATAGACCGTAGCTTTTGCTTCGCCTGTGAAGGATCTTCCAAGTATAGATCCTGATCCAAAATATTGTGTAGAGAAAGCGGCGTTGGCAGCGCCTTGGAGGGTCCCAAGACCCTCCGAACGATATACTGGTCCAAACGCCGCCGCAGCGGCACCTCGAATGGATACAGTGCCTGTGACGATCCATGGGATCAGTGGGATATAACGTCCTCCACCGAACTCGAAGATCTGACCTGTACCAACGTATGTCTTCTTGACTTTAAACGTCGTGCTACTCGCTAGTCTAACGACGCCGAATGGGAATCTTGTTCTGCCAGGAGCCTGGCGAATATCTCCCCAATCAGCTTGTGCAGCGGCACCAATATCTGTCTCTTGGTTTATGCCACCGTAATCTGCACTTGCAGTTGGGGTTGCTCCTAATGTTCCAAAGTCATAATAAACAAGTTCATCTACACTGGATGGATTGTAGCTATAGGAAATGACCCCGAAGTCAGCACCTCGGAGTTTTCCTATAAACCCTTCACCAGTGTAAGAAAATATCATCTACAACAGCGTACAGCAATAAAAAGGGGGATCGCAAGCAACCCCCCTGTAGCATGATGTAGAATTCAATTGAAGTGTATCAGTCGAGGCTGACGTTCAGAGTGACTTTGATTTGGTCACCAGCGTTTTGGATGCTGTATGGTCCGTTTGTGAATCTTTCTGCGAAGAAAATTGAGTTGTAGATAGTAGCAACACCTGCTGCACCAGCGCCACCACCATCAAGAGCGGGTTCGCAAGTAAACTCGTTAGCAGTTGCTGTGTGAACAGTGTATGTTCCAGCAGTTGTGGTGCTATTCGTAGTACCCTGATCGATGTAAACTACGTCACCAACAACTAGACCGTGACCATTGAAGGTTACTTTGGAGAAGTCAAACTCAACTTCATCGTTTCCAGATGCAGGAGCGATGTTCTCTAGAAGTAGGTTGTTGAGGTAAATATCAACAGTGCCGTCTTCATCTTCGGTCTCTCTATCGATACCGATGATGATGGTGTTTGCATCGATAGCATCAGGAGCACCACCAACAACACCAGCGGTTCCACTCTGGGAAACTGCCATGCCTTTTGCTAGGTCTGCAGCAACTTCAACCTTGAAGTCTCCGTTTCCGCTAACAGCACCGCTATTAGCTTTGTCTAGGTAGATAGTGGTTCCTGCGATACCAGCAACTCTTGCGCCAGTAGCAACACCAGTACCAATTACTCTTTGACCAACTGCAATACCAGTTGTAGCACCAACAGTGATTTCAAACTCGCCAGCAGTACCAGTAATGGTAGTGGTATTAGTTACTGCAGCAAGAGTGATAATTGAAGTGCCTTGGTTTCCACGAACACCAGTCTTGGATACTGTAGTAGCAGCCGTGATTTGAGCAGCATCCTGTACACCAGCAAGGGTAACAGGCATGTTGTTTGCGCGAGCAAGGAAGTAACCATAGATATCACCTGCAGCACCAGAGAACTCAAAAGTTTGCTCTGGATAAGAAGCAGTTGTTCTACCCGCACCGAAGGATAGAGATTGAGCAGAGAATGTACCTGCGTTCTTGACACTTAAGTTGAGAGTCGTACCGTCGATGTCAACAACATATGCTCCAGTACCAACAGTGTTTACGGGACCAGTTACATAGTCACCTTTCTTGATACCAGCGTTAGAAGCAACAGTGATTAGGTATGTGCCAGTAGTGCCATCGCCATTTACTGTAGTAACAGCAGAAGGTTCGGTTGCAATAGACCAGCGGTTGCCATTCAAGAGGATACCATACTGGGAGCTATAGTCCTGGTCAGTTCTGTTGTTCTTTACATCATGATAACCAGTGGTAGGTGCAGAACCATATCCGATACCAAAAGGTGAGGTGCCGTTATAGGGTTCAAAATATCTTGTTTGCGAAGGCGTATCGCTTTCTGCAGGATACGTGTCGGTGGAATATAATTTAAGAATTAAGTTTCTGGGAATCGCCTGATTAGCATTCAGAAGATTACGCAGAGATTCAATTTCACCTTGGTTGGTTACTAGCAATGCCATTGAGACTCTCCTCTACTTTTTTCGTGCGAGTTTATTTTTATTTATAATGAGTATGATTTATAATTTGAGTTTCAGAGAAACGACAAATCTGGAAATGTTATTTGAATAGACGACCTCAAATTGGAAAACATCACCAGCATTTACCGTAGTATCCCAAGTAGAAAGATTGTCGTCCTTATTCTTTCTTTGAACACTACTATTTATCACACCTAGATGAGGTCTTTCCGTACCACAAATAGATGTGAAATTAGGGAAGTCTTCAAAGCTACACTTTTGAATGTCAACTTCTAGGAGTCCCTCACTGTCAGCAATGACTGTCCACGACTCGATAACACCAGTAACGTCAATGGTCATGTGTCCTTTTGGACCATTAGCCATTGGGAAAGATCCACTATCAATTACATAATTAAGAGTACGTGTTAGATCAGCAGTTGTTGCAAAAGCTACGCCAAAGAAAGTAGCACCACCTGCTGGTGGAGTATTGAATACAATCTGATCGTTGGATACTACATAATCAACTCTAGGTTCAAGGATAACATTATTAATAGAGATAGAAACTTGCTCTTCGTTAAGAGGGGTGTATGCTTCTCCGTTTATTGTAATATTGAAAGTGTCTTGAACACCGTCAAACTGCGAAGCAATACTGTCAATAAGTAAGTTTGAATATTGTACCGACTTTGATGGAATCTGGTAGTTTACATCAATTCCATATTGGGGTGGTAACTGCTTACCTACTCTATAAGAACTATCTCCAATCCTAACGTTATACTGTGCCATCAGGAAACTCCTGGGCTTACTTCAGCATTACCCATGATCACTCTTGTCTTGTATACATTGGGATCTTCTAGAACAATATCATAGACATAACGTCTTCTATCGAGTGCTAGAGTTTCTGTATCTGTTAGAGAAAGAGCAATCTCTCCAGTCGTTCTATTCACAAAACTCAATGTGAAAGGAACTGAAGTGCTTGCGTGATAACTTTTTTTCATCACCGCACTACCAGTGTACCCCGCCATGTTTAGCGGAGTGCCATCTTTATTGGTGATGAAGAAAGTAACTCCGAAGTCTGCTCCCTTATCAATCAGTATGTTGACTGGAATCGCTGCCATCTTGCTTCTCTAGTAGATCTAATGTTTCTAACCCACCCTCAAGTTTCAACTTGTACTCTTTCAATTTAGCGATTTCTTCCTCGCCTCTTTTGATTTTGAACTCGTAGTCTTTCAGTTGGGATAGGAATTCCTCTCGCATTTTTGATGTATCCATAGTTAATATATCATGTCAACAGTATTTATCAAGCGGCATGATACGTTAAACTGAATCTGCAGACTCCAGTGCTTCCAGTATCATTTTGTGCTTGATGGAGCATTACAAATATTTCGTTATCATTGGC